GCGTAAAAGGTGTACTGGAATGTGGTATGCTTTGTCGATTCGCTTTCTGTCCTTAGAGTAGATTACTTGAAAAGCAAATTGACCAAGCATCTTTGCATCCATGATTACTTTACGGATACAATCTTTGTTAAATAGGACGCGCATTTGAGCGTATTCAGCGGGCTTTCTTGACGCGTCTAAGGCATTGAGTCCACGACCATAAATTAACTTCGCTATGTTGTTTATAATCGCGTTATTTGTAGGGCTGTAAGTGTACCTGTCAATTAGATATTGGAAGTAATCGTTATCCTCGCCGTAATCAACCCAATTTTCGCGGCTGTTTTCGTGAACAGACGGGGTTTCGTATTTCGCTAAATCAACAAAGTGAACGTTATTCATAAGTTATGTACGTGTTTTGGGTCACATTTGGAATGTACTGCGACGTGTTATTTGGGTAATTATTCACGCTGAACGTGTCTAAGTTCTGAGAAGTGACGAAAACTTTGTCGTAAAAGGTCATTACTGCCCCATCAAATAGGAACATATCGTACCAATGGTTTTCGATTAAGTCAACATTTACGTCTATTACCAACTCGAAGTAGTATTCTAATTCGGTAAATGATACTATCGCAAAGGTTTGTTCGGTGTTTGTTTGGTCATCTCGAAATATACAAGCATCCGCGTTTTCGTACCTTGGAACGATACTAAGTGTTTTTTGTGCGGCAATAGGTGTTATTACTTGCATATCTATATAACTATTTAAAGACGAATTGTTTTAAAACAAAAAAAGGGAGTATGCCGTTAGCACACCCCCTTCAAACTAAGTATTAGGAGAATTAAGAGCCTATTTTAGTTATCATCGATAGCTGCACCACCAAACAATGCCGCTAGAGATGCTTCGTCGTTACAATCTAAGAACGGCGCAGGGATGTTTTCCATGGCTGTAAATGTCAAATTATAACCGCTAAAATCACCCAAGGCACTACCAGTTGAGAAAGTACCCGCAGTTACGTCACATCCTCTTTCAAGACCTGCCAAAAAGAAGTTAAGGTTTCTATCTCTTACTACGATGTGAGGTCGTCCGTATGAAAGAAATTTAACCGTTTTATGAGTTAAAATATCTTGACGCTTTAACTGTGCTACGATTACTTGTTCAAAGAATGTAGTACCGTTGTCACGCGAAGATTGAATTGTTTGCTCGAATGAGTTCGCACCTTTCAACTCAAATTTGTAAAGCGTAGTTACACCCGCAACCGCTGTAATTACGTCTTCGTAACCCGGAGTTGGAGGCGTAGTATCAAATGTTACGTCAGTAGGGTAGTTAATCCCGTAGTTTATTATGTAGATAGCGTCAATACCCGAAACCGAATCTTTACACGCTTCTAACCTTCCGTTTGCTATATCACAAGACATATCTAGTGTTTTAAAAAGTTAAAAATAGGGGGCTTTTACACCCCCGTTAATGATTATAGAGAAACGTCGTAAACAACGCAGTCTTCTAAGATACCGATTTGAGTTCCCGCTGTGTAACGAGCTACGAAACGTACATTTTTACTACCGTCAATTGCACTCATGTCTATGATTCGGCATTCTTGGTGGTCTGAAAGCAAACCAGTTCCAAAGAACAAGTTCTCTTTAGTAGAAGCCAACATAGTGTTAGAATCCATTCCGTTAGCCATGAAAAGCGGAATACCGTCGAAAGTTAAAGCGTTAGCGTTACCATTATACCAAGTTGTTCCTTGGTTGTTGATACCTGCCGCTCCAACACCCGAAGCGAATCCACCAAGCGCACGAACGTAAGCACGTACAACGTTTTGAGGAGCGTAGATTTTAAGACCTTCTTTTCCGTAAAGTCTTGACGGTAGAGCGTCGACCACCTTACCGATTTCAGCGATAACGTTAGTAGGGTCGATAGTTGTACCTCCAACACCTTGAGCCAATGGGATACCTGTTCCAACTTCTGAAAGAGCCAAAGAAAAAAGACCGTCGAATTGACCATTAACCGCGCTGTCACCAGTCCAAAGGGAAACTTCAGTACTTTCCGCCATGCTTCCAAGAAGACGCGCAATAAAAAAGTCAGTGAAGTTTTTAGGTAAAGTATCGAATGCGCTATAACCCATTTGGATAGCTTCCCAATCGTCTTCGAATTCTTTCTTACAAACGGTAGCGTTAATTTGTAAATACTTAGGTTCGATTACTCTGTCACCTAAAACAACGTCGCCTGTCGGGTCGAAGTCGCAAGAATCATTCTTGATAAAATCAGTCTGAGTAGTTAACGCTTTTACCGTGCTTCGGTATTTAACGTTAGGCATAACGGTTACACCGCCATTTTCAATAGTGTTGGCACTTAAAAGAGCCGCACCAATGTACTTCCCTGCGAACTCGCCCGCGTAGGAAGAAGTGTTGTTGAAATTTGTAGGCATTTGTTAAAAAATTAAGATTTATAAATTATTCAGTTTATTTAAAACTCGGTCTAGAGACGATTGAGCCTTTTGTTTTTCGTATCGGAATACTTGAACAGGCTTTTCGTTTTCGGGGTTATAAGAAATAGGTTTAACGCTATTTTGTGTGCTTAATTCCGTCTTAATGGCGTTTAATTCCGCTTTCAACGCTTCGTTTTCTTCGCGCATTTTTGCAACCTCGCTAAACAACGTTTCCTTGATAATGGATTCGATAGTCTTTTTAGGCTGTCTTTCTTCGGTAGACATTTCTTCCTCGGTTTCTGTAGCGACTTCCTCGGTTACTTCCTCTTCGGTTTCTTCCATCTTTTCTTTGATTTCGGAAATGATACCTTCCTCAGTAACTACAAGAATGTATTCGCCGCCTTCCATTTCGTACTCACCAACAGGCAAAGGAACGTTTCCTTCCTCGGTTACTACAAATACTTCCGCTCCCGCTTCAAAAGAAGGTGCTTCAATTACGGTTGTTCCGTCAATTAAACGGGCTTGTTCAAGTTTCACTTCTATTCCTAAAAGCGTCTTGATTTCTTTTATTGCTTGTTTTGCGTTCATATTATTTACCTATTGATGAAATAGCGTTTTTCATGTTTACCATTGCGTCCTCGATTTGTCCTAAAAATTGATAGGAATCTTGAATACCTTTAAAAGCCTCCGTAGATTGTACATTAACACCTAATTCTTTGGCTAATTTTTCAAGATTTTTGTAAAGTCCGTCTATTTGCTTTCCCATTGTTTTACTATAATTAACAAATGGTGCGGCTTTTTTATAAGCAGTATTAACTTGCTCGACCAACTTTACGACTTTATTATTAGAATCGTTGGCAATTTTTAGAACGTTATTAATGTCCTTTAATTTAGTCGCTACTTCGTCAGTAACCGCTAAATCCACTTTCACCTCTGATAACTCAGTCTTCTCTAACTTCGCTATCTTTTCAAATACGTGTTTATTCATAACTAATTAACTTATTTGGTTTATATTGTTGCATTTTTAAGAGTAACTATTGTTTTTTGTTCGTGGTTGGTTCACGTTTTGGCTTTGGCTTGTAGTTTGATTTTCCAAACTACCAACACCTTGTTGCCATAACTCACCGTTACAACATTCGCTTTTATAAGTGTTGTCTTTGCACAGGCAACCGCGTCGACCGCCTAACGGACTAACTGCGGCTCTTTCGTCTTGTTTAGGCATGGCTTAATTTTTCAATGAAGTAAATAACGTCGTATATTATTCCCGAATGGCTTGGGGTAAACTGAATTTGTAGTCCGTCATTTGCTACGTTTTCGTTTGCGTAAAAATTAAATGACCTTGAATAAACGTGCTCTATCCCGTTGCCCTTTGGAAATACAATAACGTCTGCTATGTTTGCATAATCAGCGTCAGAAGGGCAGTAGAAGTTTAAATCAGCGTGTGCATTGTTCGTGTTCATGGATGCTTTAAAAGCAATCGTAAGCGCATACGTTGAGCCTTTTTGTAAATCAAAAGACGGACTTGAATACATGCCTAAGCTGTACGGGTCATTTGCCCTACCCCCGTTATTAGGTAGTGTGAATTCCGTTTCGGCTGTCATTAAATACGGGTCTTCGCTTGTGAACTCGGTATCGTCGTAACGCGCCCAACCTACTTGTAGAGCGTTATTATTAATAGGCGCAAATTGTATCCACTCGATACCATTACCTACATAGTAATTTCCGTCGCTTTCTATTAATGCACCTACTTCGGGTAACGAATCCGTTTTTTTCTCACGCTCTACGCTTTCAACTTGTACCGTGTACTGGCTGTTTCTTTTAGTTCTAATTCTCGGCGGCATCTTTTAGTATGTTTTTGATTTGGTTTAATAATGATTCGTGTTTACTTAGTTCTTCTTTGCT